CTGTGATCAAGTTCCGTGGACTGACCACGGTAGTGATGACTGGATTGTCCCGGAGGATCCTATTCCTCTGCTGACTCTTGAAGAATCCTTCGCGAAGGGTATTGATGATCTCGCTGAAGACCTATCCTATGTCGTACAGGAATTGGCTCAGAATGAGAGACCGGCTGTTAAGCTAGTCGCCCTAGCGGAAGCGCTGAAAGTCCGGGTGATCTCTAAGGGTCCCCCGTTGCCATACTATCGTCTTAAGCCGCTTCAAAAGCTGCTACATGGTTATTTGCGACGTTATCCCATGTTCCGCTATATCGGAGAACCGATTTCGGAAAAGACGATCCGTGAGACTTTCACGAAGTTGAAGGATGGTGAGAAGTTCCTTTCGGGGGACTATAAGGACGCGACCAACAATATGCATCCGTATATTGCGTCTGTCACTGTCGATCTTCTTTGTGATCGTCTGGCACTTTCTGATGATTTGAGAAAACTCTTTCATAAGGCCATGACTGGCCATTGGATTGAGAATCCTTATCAGCGGTCGGCTAAGCCTGCCGTTATTCAGGAGTGGGTAGATGCGCTGGGTGTTCATGATCGGACGGAGCTTGAGAGTCATCTCGCCCGTCTGAATCTTCTCAAACCCGGAGCTTTCCAGCAAAATGGTCAGCTCATGGGATCTGTCGTTTCTTTCATTATCCTCTGTCTCGTCAACGCGACTGTTTGCCTCATCTCTAAGCTGGAGGGGTCCGGTACCGATTTTAAAGCGGTCCGTTTCTCCTCTGTTCGCTTGCAGGTGAATGGCGATGATTTCGTGATGGCGGGATCGCCCGAAGTTTACCGATTGTGGCGGCGTGTTGCCGCCATGACCGGTATGGAAGAATCTGTCGGTAAGACTTTCTTCTCTGATCAGTTTCTTAACATGAACTCTCGTGAGTTTCTTGTGGAGAAGACTGGTCGTTTGGCGGATGGATGGACGGTTAGACTTAAAGAGGTTCCTTTTGTGAACCTTGGTCTTATGGAAGGAATGAAGAGGAGCAGTGGGATTCAGGATCTCGGTGTCTGCGGTGTTGAGAGGGGCCTTCATGATGAGGGCCCCCTTCATCATCGTTGCATCGAGCTTCTGAAGACAGCGCC